CTAACCGGGGAAAATAAGAAGCTTACAACAGCTAATAAGAAGCTTACTAATAGTGTAAACGAATTAAAAGCTGATAAAGAAAACTTACAAGACATGGTATCTGAGGTCATAGGAGACCTAGACAGTACCAAGTCGGTTGTAAAAGATATTAAAAAAGAACTAGATAATGAGAAAGATATTGTTCGTAGTCAGTCTACTGGTAAGCAGTTTGAGTTTCAGCCAATCACGTTACCCACTTCAGACGGTAATTGATGGTGACTCTGTTGTCATACTAACAAAGGCACAGGCTGATACCATAAACGCAATATTCGAAAATCAGAAGGCTAGGATTGCAAGATTTAAGTCCGATGTAAAGACAAAGGACTCTATTATATCAGTTAGGGATACAGTGCTTATGTTCTACAGCCAACAGGTTGTGCAATACAGAAACGTGATTGACCTACAGATTGTACGTGAAGATAAGCTTGACACCATACGTCAGTGGCTTCAAAAGAGAGCCATTGAAGGAGCTTGGATCTACTACTCATACATAAACAATGAGATAGTAGCTGTGGACTTATCTGACTACGTTGTAAGAAAGGATGACTATACGGGTGATATAATGTTCTATAAAAGAACAGAAGACTGCCCTAATGACGATAAACAAAAAGAACCGCCTGTTGGTTGGCACTACGATGTAGTAAAACCAAAAAGACCTAAACTAAATATTTTTAAACTATGAGAAAGTTTTTCAGAGAGTTGATTTCGGACGATAATCAAATTAACGAGCAGGCTTTTGTTGGCGTCATCTCGTTTTTCGCAATGGTGTTTGTCTTATTGACAGATGTAATCACCGGTGTAATTGGTAACGAACTTGTCATTAAAGAATTTATCTTTGATGGATTTATGTTACTAACTTTGGGAGCGTTTGGCATCACAACTGCCGGGCGTATTATGAAACTTAAAAATAAAGATAAAGATGCAACTGAGTAAAAATTTAGCACTAGCAGAAGTAACACGTAGCGAAACTGCAAAACGTAAAGGCATTTCTAATATGCCAACACCTGAGCACTTGGAGAACTTCAAGAAGTTAGCTGAGAATGTGTTCCAACCTATCCGCGAGCACTTTGGTGTTCCTATTCACATCTCATCAGGCTATCGCTCTGCTGCTTTGAACAAGGCCGTAGGGGGCAGCGCATCCAGTCAACATTGCACTGGTGAAGCGATTGATATCGACATGGATGGAACTGACATCACAAATGCTCAGATCTTCCATTTTATTAAGGATAATTTGAATTTTGATCAATTAATCGCAGAGTTCCCTGTAAATAGTAATCCTGCTTGGGTACACGTTAGTTACGAATCTACCGGCAAACAACGAAAGCAAATCTTAGTTGCTAAGAAAGTTGGAGGAGCTACTAAATATATCGCTTACAAATCAGATGCTGATTTGAAATAGTGGCATACAAGTAACAAATATTTAGTAAATTTGTGACATGAAGAAGAATAAAGCAGAGTCTACATCAATCGTAAAGGTTAAGGTTAGCCGGCCTGGAATTCACGCTAAGTGTAAGACGTCTAAGTTAAAGTCTTCTAAGAATTATAAAAAGTCATATAAAGGACAAGGAAGATGAAAATACAAAACTATTCTGTAGAGGCACCTACACCAAGCGATATATTAATAGGAACAAATGTTTCTACGAATAATGCTACAGCTAATTTTAGAATTGCTGATATTTTATCTTTAACAAATGTATCTTCGTTTAAATTTGATGATATGGTTGGTGGCACCTTAACAGGTGTAGGTACTCTTGTCATATTATCTAGCGTTATGATTCCTGCTAACTCATTGACTAATAATTGTACTTTAGATTTTGTCTCAAGATTTTTAAAGACTGACGCGAATGTAACTTCTTCTACAGTTAGATTATTTGTAAATACATCAAATAACTTAACAGGATCTACAAACTTGGCTTTTGCTTTAGGAGCTAGTACTTCAACAAGAAGTGCTTCTTTTTCTAGAACATTCTATATCAAAAACTCTGTATTAAGAGGATATGATTTTGGATCTGAGGCTTTGACAGATGAGTCTAATAGCCCTTTTGCAGATGGATCTTACAATATAGATGTAACAGTTGATAATTATTTTATGGTCGCAGTTTCAAACGTTGCATCAACATCAACGACAAGCATTCCTTATTCTAGGTACTTAATTTACAGATAATTTTAATAATATGTCAAATAAAATCAAAAAAGAAGAGCTCGAAGCGTTGGTTAACGCTAATCGAGTTTACAGAGATCTAAAATTTAATCTAGCAGACATCGAGATGAGCGTTCGTCGTTTAGGCGAGCAGAAAGAACTCACGATGCAGCAACTTGAAGTTGCGGCAGGAAAGCTCACACAAGAGCAGCAATCCATCTTTGAAAAGTATGGCGATGTCAGTGTAAACCTACAAACAGGTGAGTATAATTAGAAAAATTTCCATTGGCCCTGATTACATGAAGTGCATGCACTACATGGTAGGTCAGTCTATCCTAGATAAAACGTGGGAGATCAACACCATCCGTAAGGAGGATGATGGATCTATCTGCGTTTGGATTATCAAGGAAAAAGAGATTATTAAATGGAAATCATTCTCTAACGCAATGCCCATTGCGATAGAATACAAAATAGATTACTAGTGAAATCACCATACTGCTTCATCATTAAACCAGTAGGTCAGAGGCGGTACGATAACATAAAGAAGTTCGGAGATACCGACTTCTATATCAGCTCCTCCCAAGAAGACCATAAGACATCTAACCGCCATGCTGAGGTGGTTGCAGTCCCTATTTACTATGATGGTCCAGTAAAGCCTGGAGACGTAGTCCTTGTGCATCACAACGTGTTCAAGTTCTATTATGACATGAAAGGACGTCAGAAGAGTAGTTGGAACTATATCATGGACGATCTGTTTTTAGCTGAGCTAGATCAGGTCTATATGTTTAAAAGAGATGATAAGTGGAATGCCGTAGATCCTTTTATCTTTATCAGACCAATACCAAGTGAAGACAAGGTAATAAGTACGCTAGGATCGCTTGAGGAGATGTGGGGTGAGGTTGTGTATAAGACAGCTACACTAACAGATGTCAGCGTTGGAGACACAGTCTCATTCACACCTGACAGTGAGTATGAGTTTAGGATAGATGATGAAGTTCTTTACCGAATGTATAATAAGAATATATGTCTAAAAAGGGAGAAATAGTAGAGGCTGCTAAGCAGGCTATCGATGAGTTGATCAAGGTGCTAAAGTCACCTATCATCACTCACGCTGAGGACGATATATCGGCCGACAAGATGAAGAACGCAGCGTCAGCTAAGCGTTTGGCTTTTGAGGATGCGATGTATATGCTCAACAAGATTGAAGAGGAGGAGAATAAGGCTGCAGAGGGGCCAATAGTAGAAGTTACACTCGGCAAATCAGGTTTCGCAGAAGGAAGAGCAAGACATGGAAAATAAGCTGTACTCCATAGTAACTGATTACGTCAACAAGACTGCTCTTAATACTAAGAACAATAAAAAGTCATGGGACTATGGTTACAATAAGGAGTATGACCTAATTGTTATATCTAAAGACGGAACCATTGGTGAGATCTATGAGATAAATGGCCTAAAGGTTGCTTTACCATCTACTCCTAAAGTAGTAGAGAACAGAGGCAACAGATGGCAACCAATAGACTATCCAGCCGAGCTACAGAAAATCAAGTCAATATTTGACTGGAACCGAAGAGACAACGCATTCAAACTGAAGTACGTCGACATGATCGAGACTGAGTTTGAGAGGCGTGAGCAAGGTTTTTGGTTTATCAACAATGGTAATCCAACCTACATGACTGGGACACACTACATGTATCTTCAGTGGACCAAGATTGATATTGGTCTGCCTGACTTCCGTGAGTCCAACCGAATCTTCTATATATTTTGGGAGGCATGTAAGGCAGACAGCCGAGCGTTTGGCATGTGCTACCTAAAGAACCGTCGTTCAGGTTTCTCATTCATGTCGTCTGCAGAGACGTCAAATACAGGTACAATTGTCAGAGATGCCCGCCTTGGTATTCTATCCAAGACCGGATCGGATGCCAAGAAGATGTTTACCGACAAGGTTGTGCCAATTGTAAGAAATTACCCCTTCTTTTTCAAGCCGATTCAAGACGGTATGGACAACCCGAAGACGGAGTTGGCATTCCGTGTTCCTGCGAGTAAGATTACGCGCAAGAATATGGATGAGGAGCGCGATGATGACATAGAAGGGCTAGATACTACCATCGACTGGAAAAACACAGCAGACAACAGCTATGACGGTGAGAAGCTGCTTTTACTTGTACACGACGAGTGCTATGCACCTAACACAAAGATTTTAATGTCTGATTTATCATTTAAAGAGATAAAAGATATTAATATAGGCGACAAGGTTATAGTAGAAGGTGGTATTATAAAAACAGTAGTTAAAAAGACTAACGGTATTACTGATAGGTATATTGTTAAACAACCGTATGGTGAGGACTACATCGTTACTAAGAACCATAGACTTGTATTTAATGAATATAAGAAAGGTGAAGTGATAATGAATCCTGATGATTACATCAATAGTTCTAAATTTAGAAAGCAACACTTAACTAGAGTAGTTTCTAGTGGTATAGAATCTGAAGATAAATTTGATGGAATACCTCCATTTTTATTAGGCCTATGGCTTGGAGACGGGAGAAGTAAGTCAATGACTATTTTAGTTAATAAGTATGAAGAGCCTGAAGTACTTGATTATCTAGGTAAGTTATCTACAGTAATGGGCATTGACTTTGAATTAAAGAAAAGCACATCAGATAAAATAGTTGAATTTTCATTTAAAGGAATCAATCAAGAGTTAAGAAAGATAAGTGTTTATGGTAATAAGCATATACCTATGCAGTATATGCACTCGTCAATTGAATCTAGATTACAATTACTAGCCGGTTTGATTGAAACTGATGGTTATTCTGATAAGAAGAAGAATATAATATCTATCGGCATAAGCAGAAAGGATCTTATTGAACAAATAAGATTTTTAGTTCTTTCTTGTGGTTTAAGTTGTGGTAATGTAAAAGAGAAAACCACCAACTTCAATACAAAGTCCTACAATATTAGCATATCAGGAGATTTATCATCTATTCCACTTATAACAAAAAAGAAATCATTTGATGGATATAAACCATCCACAAGAGGAAGAAGGAATAAAGTAACTGTTGAATACCTAGATAAAGGTGATTATGTAGGCATACAAGTTGATGCTGATAACGATAATGAAAGAAAATTAATACTTAGCGATTTTACCATTAGTATGAATAGTGGTAAATGGGAGAAGCCTGAGAATATTCTAAACAACTGGCGAGTCACAAAGACTTGTTTACGTTTGGGTAGTCGTATTATTGGTAAGTGCATGATGGGCTCCACGTCCAACGCACTTAGTAAAGGTGGTGAGAATTTCAAGAAGCTGTTCTACGACAGCGACCCAACCAAGCGATCTGCCAATGGTCAGACCAAGTCAGGGCTTTACTCTTTGTTCATCCCAATGGAGTGGAACATGGAGGGCTTTATTGACGAGTATGGATGGCCAGTGTTTGATGACCCGAAGAAACCTATTATGGGTATCGATGGTGAGGAGATTACCATGGGTGTCATAACCTATTGGAATAACGAGGTGGCTGCAATGAAGTCAGACTCAGACGCACTCAACGAATACTACCGTCAGTTCCCTAGAACAGAGTCGCATGCTTTCCGTGATGAGAGTAAGTCGTCTCTATTCAACTTAACTAAGATATACCAACAGATTGACTACAACGATGCGATGATTAAAGATCGCGTCCTAACAACCGGCTACTTCCATTGGAAGAACGGCGAGAAGGATACTGAGGTTATTTGGACGCCTGATCCGAAAGGTAGGTTTATTGTGTCGTGGATTCCTGACGCTAAGATGCGCAACAATGTCGTCAAGAAGGACGGCAAGTTCTATCCTGGCAATAAAGATATTGGCGTGTTTGGGTGTGACCCTTATGACATCTCAGGCGTAGTTGGTGGTGGTGGATCGGCTGGTGCATTGCATGGCATCACTAACTTTCACATGGAAAGCGCGCCAACCAATCACTTCTTCTTGGAGTATATTGCTCGTCCACAGACCGCTGAGATATTTTTTGAGGACGTATTGATGGCTTGTTTTTTCTACGGAATGCCTATACTTGTAGAGAACAACAAACAGCGACTATTGTACCACTTTAAGAACAGAGGGTATCGTCCATTCTCAATGAACAGACCCGACAAACATACATCTAAGCTATCAAAGACTGAGCTTGAACTAGGTGGTATTCCCAACTCTAGTGAGGACGTAAAGCACGCGCATGCTAATAGTATCAACACATACATCGAGGAATACGTTGGCATTGATGCGGAAGGAAACTACAGAGAAAAAGAGTCTATGGGTGACATGTATTTTACGAGAACGTTAAATGACTGGGCCCGATTTGATATTAATAACCGAACTAAACACGATGCCTCGATTAGTTCAGGATTGGCATTAATGGCATCAAGAAGACACCTATTTATACCTGTTAAACAGGAATCTAAAATAAGTGTTAAATTTGTAAGATATAAGAATACTGGCATAAGAAGCGAAATTATCGAATAATGGATAAACCATCAGTTGTTATCTCCTCATTACCCTTTCCGGACCAAATGGCGCCAGATGAAGTCAAGGCGACATATGAGTACGGATTAAAGGTAGGAAAAGCCATCGAAGGGGAGTGGTTTAAGAGGAAGTCTAATTCAAGCAGATTTTATCAGCAGTGGGGTGAATTCCACCGCCTGAGACTATATGCTCGTGGAGAACAGCCTGTACAGAAGTACAAGGACGAGATCGCTGTTAATGGCGACATATCAATGCTTAACTTGGATTGGACTCCTGTTCCAATCATCCCTAAGTTTGTTGACGTTGTTGTCAACGGCATGATAGACAGGCCATACACCATTAAGGCTGAGGCTCAAGACGTTTTGTCCGCTGAGAAAAAGAACGTGTTCCAGGATATGATCGAGGCTGATATGGTTGCCAAGGATTTTCTTATGCTTACAAAAGAGGAGTTTGGCATTGACGCATTCAACGTAAATCCAGATGAGCTGCCTGCAAATGACCAGGAGCTTTCTCTATACATGCAGATGAACTACAAGCCATCTATTGAGATCGCTGAAGAGATTGCCATCAACACACTTCTTAAAATGAATGACTATGAGGATGTGTTGAGAGATTACTACTATGACGTGGCTACATTAGGAGTTGGTGTTGCAAAACACGAGTTCCTTATCAACGATGGCGTTAAGGTTGAGTATGTAGATCCAGCGAACTGGATCCATAGCTATACTGAAAAGAATGACTTCTCTGATTGTTTTTACTTTGGAGAGGTTAAGCAGGTTCACTACACCGAGCTGCTTAAAATGAATCCAAACCTTACTGACGAAGAACTTACTGAGATTAAGAATGCAGGCTCAGCTTGGTATGACTACTTCCCGGTAGTCCGTAACTACCAAGACGATGCATTCTTAAATGAGGTTGTGACGCTTTTATACTTTAACTACAAGACTCACAAGAAGTTTGTTTGGAAAAAGAAATTACTTGAGAACGGAGGAGAGCGAGTGATCCGTAAGGATGACAACTTTAACCCACCACCAAACGAAATGTTTGAGGTAGTTGAAGCCGTTCGCGACGTTTGGTATGAAGGTGTGTTGGTCGGTGGATCAAACATCATCATTAAGTGGGAGATGATGAAGAACATGGTACGTCCTAAGTCTGCATCACAGAAAGCACTTCCAAACTACATTGCTTACGCTCCACGTTACTATAAAGGAAATATTGAGTCACTCGTTCGTCGAATGATTCCATTTGCCGATCAGATCCAATTGACTCACTTGAAGCTACAGCAAGTTATGGCTCGCGTAGTTCCTGATGGTGTGTTCATTGATGCTGATGGTATTAATGAGGTAGACCTTGGAACAGGTGCTGCATACAATCCTGAGGATGCGCTCAATCTATACTTCCAAACGGGTAGTGTGATTGGACGTAGCTATACACAAGACGGTGAGTTTAACAACGCGCGTATTCCAATCCAAGAGCTTAACTCAAACAGTGGTCAAGCTAAGATGGCTGCCCTTATCGGCAACTACAACCACTACTTGAATATGATCCGCGACGTGACGGGTGTAAACGAGGTGCGTGATGCATCTACACCACACCCAGACGCATTGGTTGGTGTTCAGAAGCTTGCAGCGCTAAACTCAAACACAGCTACTCGACACATCTTAGACGCTGGTCTTAATGTCACTAAGAGAGTTGCTGAGTGCTTGTCTATTCGTGTTGCTGACATACTTGAGTATGCTGACTTCGCTGAGGAGTTTGCTATGCAGATTGGCAAGTACAACATGGCGATACTTGAGGACGTTAAGGATCTTTACCTACACGACTTTGGTATTTTTATTGAGATTGCCCCAGACGAAGAACAGAAGGCACAGCTCGAGCAGAACATTCAGATGGCATTGCAACAGCAGACAATTGACCTAGAGGATGCAATTGACATCCGCATGATCAACAACATTAAGCTTGCCAACGAAATGCTTAAGATGAAACGTCGTAAGCGTATGGAGCAGACGCAAAAAGATAAGGAGATGGAGTTCCAAATGCAAATGCAGACAAACATCCAATCCGCTCAAGCAGCTGCTGAGGCTAAGGCGCAGGTCATCCAATTGGAAGGCCAAACAAAAGCTCAGATCAAGCAGATGGAAGTTCAAGGTGACATTCAGAAGATGCAGGCAGAGGCAGAGCTCAAAAAAGAGCTGATGGCTATTGAGTTCCAATACAACATGCAGTTAAACGGAATGCAGATGCAGACATTAAAAGATCGTGAAACTGAGAAGGAGAAGGCGAAAGATAAGCGAGTCGACCTACAGGCCACTCGTCAGTCTGAGCTAATTAACCAACGACAAAATAACCTACCACCTCAAAACTTTGAGAGTACTGAAGACTCACTTGATGGATTCGATTTAGAAGCGTTTGGACCTAAATAATGGCATATATAGAACATAACTTTTTCCCTTTGAAAGTATTCGTTAGAAATGAATACATGTATCAACACCAAAAGGGGCAAGGAGAGTTTACACCGGGTGTTATAATGTCGGTAAGATGCATGCCTGGTCAGGCTGCGCTATTCCAAGTTCTACTAGAGAACGGAGTAATGCGCGATAAGTTACCAAGCCATGCGTTATTGACTAAACCAGAGCTCCCTGATCCAGATCTACCTTTCCACTTCTTACAGATATGGAACTGCTTTTCTTACAACTTCACGTTGCTGCACTTATCTTATGTGTATGACACAAAGGTTGAGGTTTATATGAAAGACCATAAGTTCTATCCGGGTAGTTACTATGCCACCATCAACTGGGGATCCAATGACTTAAACACAGATCTTTCATTAGCAGAGGATGCTTTAGAACATAAGAGTCATCACATTATTCTACTTGACAACGGTCAGATAGCACTACAGCCAAACAACCGCATCAAGTGGTCTGAGCCATCATTCGTTACAAAGCCGTTCCCAGAACGCCCTGACTACTTGGTAAATGTAGACTACTACAACTGTGAAAGCTTTGATAAGTGGCACACAGAGGATTCTGATCGTATGTTCTACGATAATGAATAAATAAAATAATTATTAACTTTGTCAAAATTAAATTAAATGGAAAATGAATTCAAAGTAAGAGCTGTAGAATTCGAAGAGAAATCTATGGCTGAAAAAGAAGCAGCGCTTCTTGAAGGATTAGAGGATCACTCTGGTGATAATGATACCATCAAGGTAGACTTGACGGAAGATCAACCAGCCGATGAGCCAATAGTAGATAATAACCCACCACAAGAGGTGGATTTAGATGATAATAAAGTTCTTTCATATCTAGGTAAAAGATGGAACAAAGAGATCACATCTTTGGATGAGTTAGTTGAGCAGCGAACACAAGCTGAAGAACTACCTGAAGATGTCTCTGCGTTTCTAAAGTATAAGAAAGATACCGGGCGTGGTATTGAAGACTTCATGAAATTGAATGTCGACTACAGCGCCATGGATGAAGATTCTTTGCTTTACCAATACCACAAAGAACAGAACCCTGAGCTTGATGCTGATGAGGTTAAGTTCGAGCTTGAGTCTAAGTATTCATATGATGAAGACTTTGATGATGAAAAGCACATTAAAAAGGTAAAGCTAGAACGTAAAAAAGAGCTGACTAAGGCTCGTGACTACTTTAATAAACTAAAAGAACAATACAAAGCGCCGCTTGAGTCAAGGGATGCTTTTGTTCCGGCAGAAGAAAAAGAAGCTTACGAATCTTACAAGCAATATAAACAAGCCGCAACTAGCGAGCAAGAGGAACAAACGAAGCGGTCTCAGTATTTTGCTGACAAGACGAGTGAGTTGTTTTCTGATAAGTTTGAAGGTTTCAAATTTGCAATTGACGAAAACAAGGCGCTTACCTATAAGCCAGCAGAAGCTAAGTCACTTCTCGAGGAGCAGTCTTCACTAAAGAACTTTGTAAATAAGTTCCTAAACGAAGAGGGTTACTTAAAGGATGCTGAGTTATTCCATCGAGCAATAGCGATTGCTTCGAACCCTGATAAGTTTGCGAAGTTCTTCTATGATAAGGGAATGGCAGACACAGTTGATACAGTCTCCAAGGAGTCAAAAAATATCGACATGGTGCGCCAATCTACTCAGGTGACTAAGAAAACTGAAGGTGGTTTCCAGGTAAGAGCTGTAGAGCCTAGTTACGGTAACAGATTAGTTATTAAACAAAAACCTAAAAACTAGAAAAAATGGCTGGTACATTAGCTGCATCTCCGGGTCCATTATTGACCCCGAGCTCTGTAAAGGCAACATTGCCTACAAACTACATCACAAATTTTGATTTCTTGAATCAATATTTGCCTGACACTTACGAGCAAGAATTTGAGCGTTACGGTAACCGTTCAATCGCATCTTTCTTGCGTATGGTAGGTGCAGAACTTCCTACTAACTCTGACCTCATCAAATGGGCAGAACAAGGTCGTCTTCACACAAAGTACACTAACGTTGTCCCTTCTTCAGCGGCTGGTACTGATACGGCTACATTTACAATGCCAACTACTTCGCCTGTTACTGTATGTAACTTCCGTGTAAACCAAACTGTATTCTTGTCTTCTCAGACAATCGCTGCTAATTCAGCTAAAGCTGTTATTAGTGCAGTTGCTGCTGACGGATCTACATTTACAGTTAAGTTCTACAACGCTTCTGGTTCGCCATTTACAATTACAACTGAGCTTGTAACTGCATTTGTTTACGGATCTGAATTCGGTAAAGGAACTAGCGGCATGGTTGGTTCTAATGAAGCACAAGACCTTTTCTTCGACAATAAGCCAATTATCATCAAAGACAAGTACACTGTCTCTGGTTCTGACATGGCTCAAAGCGGTTGGGTTGAAGTGACTACTGAGAATGGTGCTACTGGTTACTACTGGTACATGAAGTCTGAGCACGAAACTCGTCTACGTTACGAAGATTACCTAGAGATGTCAATGGTAGAAGGTGTTAGAGC